CCACTAGACGCATTTTTTAGATTCACAAATAAAGCCCATAAGTAAAACAGTTTTGCGTTTAACAATGGTTCTTCGTCTAATTCTTTTGGTTTTTTACCAATTGTTTTGGCAACTTGACGTAAGTTATCAATTCGACTGATTTTAGAGCCTTTATCATAGCCAACAGACCAAAACTGCCATTTGGCGTAGACTAATAGCTCGTTAATCAGCCCTTGATAAAATTTTGACGATTAGCAACAAACCGATCTAATTGACTAGCTACATCAGGTGCGTTTTCATACACTGATTTTGCATTTTCAGCAGAAAACTCAACTTCTTTATCGCCATCAACTAAACCGCGCCAACCTTTTGTAATAGCCACAATTAGTTCAATTTCACCACCTTCTTCATCATTTAATAATTTTCGATGATATGCCTTTACAGCGGTTCTATATGCTTTTGAATCCACACCCTTCACGCTAATATAAAAATCAGTTTTTTTGCCGTCTAAAGGGCTTACAATTCGTATTTCAGCCCCTTCTTCGTGCGCTTCTACTGTGTATAGATTATTAATGTCCATTTTGTGCCTTATGACGTAATTATAGTAGTTACTCGATCTAGTGGTAGCATCGATCTATTAAATTAAGATGGTACGCGAGTAATTTTGATTTGTGATGCATCACTAGAATTGTACAAAGCAACAAAATCTAACGTTACCGTAATGGCTTCAGGACCAGATACTTCAGGATTACCAGAATTGTATTTAATGTTAGGTAAACTAAATATGTAATCATTGCCAGCTGCATCTGTTAGCGTAAATTGAATAGCAGATGAAGTCTCACTAATAAACTTGTCAATAAGCGTTGTATTTTCAAAGTAAGCAGTAACCGATCCTGTAACGCTAGACTTACCAATAGACGGTAGTAGCGTATCAGCAGAGCCAACAACGTATAATGCTTCCATTCCGTTGTCTATTTGCAATTCTAACGCTGTGATAATAGCAATAGCAGAACCACCTTCAGTAATTGATCCAGTAAATGAGTCAAAAGGTGCTGTTGTTGTCTCTGCGCTGTAACTAGAACTACCTAGTGCAGACCCAGATGTAGTAAATCCAGAACCAATTATACCAAATGCGCCAGTAACCATAGAGTTAGGTGCTACGTTTAGCGACATATAGTTAAATTGGCAACCAGAAGAGCGCAAATACTTGCTAATATCTTGGTGATAACGCTCTACAGTAAAGCTTCTACGAGTTGTGCCAGCTTTAAGTACGTTATTTGACCAAGTGCCGCATAAAGTTGCTTGTATTAAGTCATCTAAGCCGCCATAAGACATTTCAAAGTTAATATCACCAGTAACAGACTTATTGCCATGTCTAAAATGAGCAATTTGACGATCCTCACGCAATTCTTCTGATTCAACCGCATCTTTTGACAGACCTAAAGTTGTACCAGTGTGACGAATTGGTGTAAATCCTGGGGACGATGGAGTTGTGCCAAATGTTGATTCAAGAACATAGGCAAGATTGTGGCGTGAGCCAGTTGCAATAGTCATATTTTACCTCGGAGTGATATGAGCCATATAGTTAATAGAGATTGAAATAACAAAACGATCTTCGTCTTTTATCCCTGTGTTTCTTGATACATTACCAAGCCGTATTGTTTTGCCATTTTTAGATAAATCTGTACCACGCTTAAAGTGATCGGCTATTGCATCGGCTTTTGTTTCTGCTTCACCACGCCCTAAACCACTAGGCGCAAAGATATCTATTTGGTAAATCCCTAAATATTCATCAATACCGTTTGTGCCTAAAGCCGCCTGTATTGTAGAGGCTGGCAAAATAGTAGGACGTAAATACAACGTATTTTTGACAGGAGTAAATGGGATGTTTTCCCATGCAATTGGAGAATATCCAGCAAGGGAACTTAATCTAGTGTCTAAAGCGGAACTAATGTCTGCAAATACTGTACTCATAACAAACCCTTATTAATTCCTATGCAACTTTGTTAATGGCTTTATTTACAGATTGTTCTACTGTAGATAATGCTACTCTTACCATTCCAGAAGGTGCTTGTGTTGAATGTGCGCCATACTCAATTCTTGCTGCATACGGCAAATTATTTGTAAAATAAATAAATCCAGTGCCATCCCATTTATCAACAACAGACATCATTTTTTTAGTAGTCATTTTTCCATCAATATCTTTTGTAGCCACTTTACTAACGGAAGGACTGCCAATTGTCGTTTGCCAATTACCTTTTAATAACCCTGCCACGTAGTCTTTAGGTGGGTTACTTTTCCATAGTTGCGGATTACCTACTGGCGTTCCATTGATGACAAGCTTAAACAAATCTTTTGCGACCAGCTTTACAACATCTTCAACCTTTTGATTAGTTCTGTTAGCTATTTCTTTAAACTCGGCAGTGAAGGTCATAAAAAACATCCGTCCCAGAGGGTGATTCGGTTTTAATTCCCATAATTCGATATTCAACCGAATCGAATGTTATAGAGTCATTAATTATTGGTATTGTTACGCCTGACTGCATTAAAAGACGTACATCATTCTCTTGCACGTTCTCTCCGGCCTTTTCCATAGCGTTAAATTGCGCTCTAACAGCTTTAACCGTAAAAGTGTCAGTAAGACCTGTAAAATATTTGCCGCTTGGAGGGTCAAATCTACGACCTTCATTTCTTGTTATTATTGCATTAGCGCCAAAATTTGTAATAAGACTTGTTGCTGTTTTTTGTAGCGTTTTGTAATCAAACACGAATCACCCTACTCGATCTATGGGTGATCTTTGCTAGTTTTGTGTCAACAGCTTTTAAAAACGTGACAGCGCGTGATTGAGGTGAGTATTCGACCTCTAAACTGCCCACTTTTTCTTTTGTTGTCTCTCTAGCTTGATTATCAAGCGGATCAACGCCAGCGCCTATGGCTATAGCGGTTTCCATTTGAGCATCTTTTAATAATTGAGGTATTTCAGAGGTTGAAACACTGTAGTCATCGACCATTACCCCATAACGAGGCCACATAAGTGCTTGAGCGCTAGTATTTTTAGTGCCCAAAAAGTCTTTGCTTTCTATGTAATCCATAGCTCTTATTAGCAAGACAGCGGCAGTACCAGTGACAGTAAGACCTCGATCTGCTGCATAAGTTGTAAGGTTAGCTTCACTTACATACGAATTAGCAGTTGCAGATCCTGAACCTGTTTCAACGACGATTGTTGCCATAATATAAATCCATTAAAAAAGCCCCACCCTAAAAAGAGTGAGGCTAATTTTATTACCCAAGTAACAAAGCAGTATGCTCTGGCTTGATGTTTTTAACACCCCAAGCAAGACCAACTTCATAACGTACTTTTCTGTAGCCTTTGTACATAGAGAATTCCATAGCTAGACCAGAACGCGGATCAGTAATTACGATCACATCTGAAGCCATGTCACCCTCTAATGGACGGGCTGGAGCGCGAGATGCAAGAACAATAGCAGAACGGTTAAACGCCATGTTTCTAGCAGATGCCGCAACAGCAGTTACTCGCTTAGTTGCAGCAGACATAGCAACGCGCAATCCTGGAGCAGCGATAGTAATCTTGTCGCCAGCAGCAGGGTTAGCACCAGCAAAAGTCGCTGAAGCAACAACATACTGGTTTGTATCACCAGCAAATGTAACTACATCACCAGCAACCGCATTACCAGTACCACCATTACCCAATGTAAGCTCAGTTGCACCTACTGCATAACCAGCGTTGTTGACATCAACAGCACCAGCTAAAGCACCAGCAGCGCTAGCAACAACTTGAGCAGACTCACGAATTGGCATTCCGTTGACATCTAGCAATACACCTTGACGCAAGATAGTGTCACTACCAGCATCAGCAACGTTTGCTTGCTTGCCCAACATATTTACTCCAGCGGTAGTGTTAATAACTAGCTGATTGTCCTGTAAAGGAGAGCCGTTATCTTTTAGTACCTGAAGGGCTTTTGATGCATCAGTGTAGTCATTTGCTGTACCAAATGGCGTAGTACCAGCAGTACCAACAGCACGAGAGAAAGTAGATTGCAAACTACATAGATCAACTTCTACCTCGTTTGTGACCGCACGAATAGCTTGTGCAATCTTGTTAGCTCTGACACTTCCGTATCCAGCACCAGTGTTAAGACCTTTTTGATCTTCACCGTTAAAGCCAAACTCAGCAGCGCGAGACTTAGTAATAATAATGTCTGTAAAGCCAGAAGTTTGTCCAGTTGGATCAGGAACAACCATTGCTGGTGTAATGTTTCCAACGTTTCCTACAGGTTCAACATCAACGCGAATAGCTTGCCCAACTTGAGCAGTATTTGCAGATGCATTTAAAGTGGCTGATGGGATCATTCCAGTAAGTTCTCTGGATACGATGTCCAACGCCTCGTATATTTCTGGTACTAGACCAGTAATTGTGTTCTCTGCCATGATAAATTCCTATTTAATAGAGAGTGCCGCCAGATTTGATGTATTTCATTTGGTCGGCTGGATTAAGTGCTGTAAATTCAGCGCGAGATATAGTTTTTGCGGCACTGCCACTATTGTTGCCGCCAGTAGCACCACCACCGGACGACTGATTGCCTTTCAACAGCGAGGCAAATTTAGAATCATTCTTAAACTCAGTTTTTAAATCGTCTAAGGATGAAATAGTTAGGTTCCCATTACCGTCAGTTACCGCTAATTCACCGTCCTTAAATGCTATGCGGTTATTGATAAAGGTACTTAATAGGTCTATGTTGGAACCTTCGGCAAGATCAGCCGCTATTTTCATAGCCGCGTTGCCTTTTTGTTCTTTCTGGATTCTTCCCTGCAAATCATTCAAAGTTGCTTCGGTAGATTGCAGTTTTTCAGATGATGACTTGTATAAGGACTCAAAATCACCGCTTTCTTTTGCCATACGGTCTTTCTCTGTAATGGCATCTGCCTCTGCTTTACGTTTGGCATCTTTAGCAGCTTTTGTTTCGGTCAATAATTCATCATTCTTGTTTTTAATTGCGTTAAATTGATCTGTAAGTTCTTGATTACTGGTCTTTAGCGCAGTTAATTCGTCTTGTAATGCATTTACATCTATTTCTTCACTCATGGGTATTGCCTATTTTGGTCACAAACCAAGCGGCCACAGACCGCCTCATATTGAGAGCCGAAACTCTCAAATTCATAAGGTATTAACCTTAAATTTATTCTGGGTTTTCTTCGGTAATTGCTACAGGTATGACAGGCTCTACTACGTCAACATCTGCCTCGATCTCCTCGTCAGTCCGATTAGACTCCAAGAGATTGCCTCGTCGTAATAAATACCTAACATCTGACTTACTAATGACACCTCGCTCTTCCAGAACCATTGTCTGTGCGAGCATTTGCGGATCAATTGTTGCATCGTAGAATTCTTTGTTAATTTCTAGGGTTATCTCACCCTCACCACCCATAAACTCACCTAGCCACATCAACGCCTTTTTAAATGCTTCTTCTACGTTAATAATTAAGGAGCCTAATTTAGAGTTTTGACCAGCAAAACGAATTTTTGCCGCTTCTGCTGTTTCTGCGCCTGAAGAATCCTGGATGATCCTAGTTCCTATCTTGACCATCTGGATCTCTTTTAGCTCCATACCTCGCTCTGGCATCTGATTAGGGGCTGCTTGTAACAGAGAGGCGCTAGAATCAAGCGGTAGCAATAGACCAGAGCGCGATCCAAG